TTGATAAGTCAAACCGCTTCTCACACAGAATACCGAAAGGAGAGCGACATCATGTCCGAAGAACATATCGTTGAAGAAAACGCCGAAGCGGGCGAGATGGAGGCACTTCAAGCCGAACTCGTCCTTGCCCGTGCAGAACTTGAGAACATGCGTGCTATGGAAGCCGCAAAGCACGAAGAAGCCCGACTGTCCCTTGTTGAAGCCGCAACCGAACTCGGCATGAAGGGCCACGAAGACCTTTCCTCCGAAACCCTTGAGTCCATCATCGCCTCTTGGAAAGAGAGCCACCCCGAACCCGTTGTGGACATGAAGCCCGCTGAACCTGCTGTGGCTTCGGAAGCACCTGCCGCCGAGCCTGTCTCGGAAGCCGTTGTTGCCAACTACTTGAACGGCAAGATGGTGGAAACCCCACAGTCCCTTTACAGTCAAGCATGGAACGCTTGGGCCGGTGCTTGGAACAAGACCCTTTCGGGTGTTGAGAGCAACGACGACCGCATTCGCGCCCCACGCTTTGACGAACTTTGAGGTGAATAAATATGGTAGCATTTACAGGAAACGACCCACGAAACGCAACTTTGAAAGACGCTGAAACCGTTAGCGGTGTCGGCATCATCTTGGCAAAGGATGGAACAAACAACAAACTTCAAGTTGGGGCCGCAACGGATGTGCCTTTGGGCGTTTCCGCTGGCGAATCCAGCCGAGATGCCGACCTTGTGCTTGAAACCGCAAGTGCTACGGTGTCTTACTTCCCAATGGGCGGCGTCCACATGGTTGCCGCTCTCGCTGAAACTTACACCACCGGACAACTCGTCTACCTCAAGGGTAGCGGGCGTGTCGGCGGAACGGCAGGCTCCGATAAATTGGTCGGCGTCTATGTCGGTGAAGGTGAAACTGTCGCTACGGCTGGCGACCTCATTCCTGTGAACACCAGCCAATGTGCAACTGCTTGATGAAAAGGAGATGAAAAAGATGAACAAATCACTACACGAAATTATGAACGCATCAGCCGCCGCTGGCCCATTCGGGACTGGTGACGCTGTTCTTGAACAAACCCTCCGAGACTTCATTCAACTCCAATCCACCCGGATTGCTGTTGGAACGCAGGTTGTTGGAACCCGAACCGTCCCTTGGCTTGAATTCAAGTGGTATACGGGTGTCCAAGGCTCATTCTCCTACCCACTGGACGATGCCGCAACGGTTGACCCCACCAAGATTGGCACGAGCAACTACACCGTGAAGTTGCAGAAGGGTCAAGGCCGCTGTGTCTTCCTTGACACCGTGCGCCTCCGTGGTGAATCCTTTGAAAACATTGACCGCCAGCAATTGGCTATCGTTCGTGGACGAGCCGATGTGATAGACAACAACATTCTATCCACCCTTCATGGCGGTGCTGGTCAAACCCAAGCCGCTACCGCAACCTTCGGTTCAGCCTCCGCTGATGAAGAAAAGGATTTGTTGGCTACGATGGACAAAATCTTCGCAGAAGGCCGTGTGTCGGGCGACGAGCCAATGGCTCTTATCCTCCCTGCCTCCACCCGAAGCGCACTTCTCAACACCCAACTTTACGGAAATGTTGTTGAGTCCCTCCAAGACCACATGCGCCGAATCGCCAACATGACCATTTACTACACACGAGACTACACGGGCGGAAAACTCCTTGAGGGTGCCGCCTCCGCCGCCATTGAGGACGATGCTCTCCTGTTGATTCCCGGTGCTGAAACGGCTGAATTCTTTACCTACAACGGTGCTGGCTACCAAGAAACCGAATTGACTCGCCTCCCCGGTGTTGGCTTTGATTGGCTCTTGACCGGCTACATGGGCAGTGTGGTTCACGAACACCAAGACGGTGCGGCTTCCGGTAAGTCAAACCGTATTGCACGAATCACGGGCGTCATTTGAGGTGATTAAACTTGGCTCAAAACCGAAAGTTTCAAGACTTCGTGGAAACGAAGTATCTCGCTGACGACGCTGTTAGCAACGCCAAGACTGACGGGAATCAACCAAAGCACCTTTCGTTCAAGTATTCATTTGCTACTGACGGTGGTGCAATTGGGGCTATCACCCTTAACGATGAAAGCGGAACAGCGCAACTGATTCCTCAAAACGCCATCATCACCAACGCAACGATTGAAATTGAAACGGCGGTCACTTCAAGTGGTTCGGCTACCGTTGCTTTTGGTCTGCTTGGCAACACCGATGCTTTCAAGGCCGCTACTGCTAAGGCTTCGCTGACTGAGGATGCCGTTTTCGCCGGAACCAATGATTTGCCCCTAAAAGTCGCCGTTCCTACGGGTGTTCTCGCAACCGTGGCAACTGCCGCTTTGACCGCAGGTGTTTTCTTCATCAATGTTGAATACATTGAAGGCAACTGATTAGGTGATTCTTCGTGATTGAAGAATGGAAAGACAAAAACGGTGATACTTACCGTTTTGATGTCAAGTCCAATCGTTATGTGTTGGTTAAACCAAAAAAGAAGAGTAGTAGAGCAAAGAAGGAGAAGAAGGCATGAGCGAGCGTGCAAAACTGGTTAAACAACTCAACAAAAAAGGTATCGTCATTCCCAAAGGGGCTAAGGTTGCTGACCTTCGCCACCGTGCCGAACATTGGCTATCCCGCAACGGATGGCTTATTCGTTTAGCCAAGCCTGCTTCACGCAAACCCGACAGTCCTTTGTCGCTTCTTCCCGATGCAAACACCTATTGGATTCCCGATAGCCGCATGGCTAAAGAAATCGTTGAAACCAAGTTGGTTTTTGTTCTTGGACGCACACCCGTTGCCCCAAATGGAGTTGAAGTCATTGATGTCCCCAAAGATTTTAACGACAGGTGGCCTGTCAATGGGTTGGGTGAAGAAGAATGACCGTGACCACGGACAACATTCGTGATTTGCTCAACAGGCCACGAGGCTTGAATGATGCAACAATCACTGAGTATATCAGTATGAGAACCGAGCAGGTCAACAAATCCGCTCGCAACCGAAGCGTTCTTGCCGCCGATTCAACCAATGTAGTGACAGAAGCACAAAAGGAGACTGCGATTAAGGCTCTCGTGTGCGCTGATTGCTTGCAGGTGATGATTGATACTATTCCTTCGTATGTCAACGAGTCCGAGCGCAAAGAGCAAGACATCCGGCTAACCGCACAGTTGCGGGGCTTCATCAAGCGCGGCGAAGAAATGCTCGCTCTTATCTCGGAAGTTGGTGGCACGGCCTTTAAGACCGGTAAAACCAAGACGAGGCTTTGAGTATGACAAATTATTTTTGGAATGGCTCGGCTTCTACAAGCGCAAGCACAGCCGCAAATTGGACTCCTTCGGGAACGCCAGCGGCAGGCGATGTAGTTATTTTTGACGCAGGTGCTACGCAAGGGTGTGTTTGGGATATTGCCCTTCCCGCATCGGCTTTTTCTGTTGATGAAGTTATTCTTGAATCAACTTTTTCTTATACTCTTACGCTAAACACAAATATGAGAATCAAGGGATTGTTTCTTAATAAAACGATTGCCGCTGGCGGCGCATCAAAAATTCTTTTTGAGCATGGTGCATCCCCTAACTTTTTCGGGTCTTACAAAACCTACAACGAAAGGTTTGTGTTAATTGGTGATAGCGGCGATGCCACGGGCATAACCTTTGAAATGGTTGGTTCATCCAGTCCTGTGACCAAATTTGATGATGGCGCGCACCCCATCGTGACCTTAAGCATCGGTCGTTTTGCGCCGGATTATGTGGCCCCAACAGGAACGAGTGGTAAAGCCACCTTTGACTCCTTTACTGTGACATCTCCTACGGATTTTTCACCCGATGGAGATTTAGTGGACAACGACAGACTCAAGGTGTTTTCTTTTAAGGTATTTTCAATCACAAGCACCAGCATTGACTTTGGTTTGGCGACGGCTGAATACTACGCTACTTCCGGTGGGTTTTACATCCCAACAGCAGGTGCCACCGGCTACCCATCGGGATTTACGGCATATTACCGTAAAATTGTCCTAAAAACAAACACCGCCGGACAAAAATGCTTGATGGACGATAACACTTACATTTCCGTTGAAGAGTTTGAGATTGACGACGGTGTGGTGTTAAAAGGCCCGGTTGATGATACTTCCCAAGGTGCTGACATTCGTTCAATCAAAACACCTAAGTTGCGAGGCACATGGTCGTTTAGTCAAATATCACCCGGCATTTACCGCAGTCCCCGCCATGCTTCCGGCCCGATGCCCAAGGTTAATGGTGATTTTCATATCACGGGTAAATTAACTGTGGATGGTCTAATTGACCCAACAGGTATGGTATTTACTCCGCAAGCAACAAACCCCGAAACAACAAATCCCGAAAATACGATTTGGATTGATAGTGAGACAGGTCACTTAATCCGTGGTGATAGAGATACCGAGTCCACCGTTCACTTCAATGTTCGCAACGATGAAGGCGCAACAATTCCTCTTGGCGCACCCCTGTATTCCAAAGGTGAAATTGGTGGAAGTAACAGAATTAAGGTTGGTATTGCCGATGCAAGCGACCCTGCTAAAATGCCAGCAATCGGACTTGCTATGGAAGAAATGAACACCACTTCCACTAAAGATGGCAATATGATTATTACAGGTATTCTCAACGAGAACATTACGATTACGGGCGTTGCTGAGCGAGACATTGTTTATGTTGCGCCTCACGGTGGAACTGCTCCATATCTTACAATCACCCGACCTACAAGTGGCTCGCATCTTGTTCAAAATGTGGGCGTTTGTGTTAAACAAGCATCAGCAAATGTCTCTCAAGGAATGAAGGTATCAGCAATTGGTAGGACTAACGATATTCCCAATGGTGTTATTACAACAAATAGTGCCGATGCAGATTATGTGTATATTGACGACGGCAACACATTTAAGAAAATCACACCTTCTGATTTAGGAATTGGTGGTGGTGGTGGTAGCGGGACTGTCACATCAGTTGCTTTGACAGGTTCGGATGGTATAGAGGTTGATTCGGGTTCTCCTATCACAACAAGCGGAACAATCGCTCTCGGTGTTGATAAAACCAGTATGCTGTCCCATCTTAATATTGAAGATGGTGCCGATGTAACAGATACGACCAATGTCACCGCCGCTGGTGCGCTCATGGACTCCGAAGTGACCAATCTTGCTGATGTAAAGGCATTTGACCCTGCTGACTACGCTACGGCGGCTCAAGGTGCTACGGCAGATGCCGCCCTTCCCAAAACAGGGGGAACAATGACAGGCGAGATTGAAGCAACGACAATCACCCTCAACGCCATTCCCGCAGACCCTCAAACGGATAACAAAGTCCGTCTTGGTGAGTCGGGAACGACAACGAATATGCTTCAAATACAAACCAACGATGGCTATGTTCTAATTGGTGCGAACAACGGGTCTTATGCTCACCTTTACACAGACAGGAGTCAATTCTATATCAACCGGCCCATTACTCTTGATAGCGGCATCCTCTATGCCTACAATGACGGGCTTCAATTGGGAACAGGAACAAATGCTTCATCGGGAACAACAGCCATCACGATTGCCGATGGTTCAACGGACATTACCGTTGCGGGGACGGCCACATCAACGGGTTTCATCAAGACGGGCGGTTTGGCGACAGAATACCTCATGGCTGACGGTTCTGTTACAACAGGCGGTGGAGGAACGCCATCGGGTGTGGCTGGTGCTATCCAATTCAGCGACGGGGCGGCTTTCGCCAGCGACGATGCGAACCTGCACTATGACGACGCAAATAACCGTCTTGGTGTTGGAACAAACACACCGAGCGAGACGCTCCATGTAAGCGGGACAATCCGACAAACAAACGCTACATCAGCCGTTCTTGTTGCAGACGCAAACGGCGATATTTCGGCGGCAAGCAATCTTTCTGACCAAGCCTACCTTGCTTCGGGTCAAGCGGAAATTGACCCATTTAACCCGATTACTTCGGGGGCTTCTTGGCTTGCGCCTCCACCTGCCACTATCCAAGAAGCAATAGATAGGCTCGCCGCTTATGTCGTTACTATTCCCGGCGCACCCCCGCAGATTCCATGAGGTGAAGAAAAATGAGCGAAGAAGACCCACTACAAAATCACAGGCTTGATAGGCTGGAAGAAGCCTTTACAAAAATGGCTGACGCACAAGCAGAACGCGATAGGCAAATGTCGTCCCTCACAGGTGCGCTTGAAGTTCAAAATCAAGTGCTGACAAATGGATTTGATTTGATGAAGCGGCTCGCCGCCGCAATTATCGGTGTGCTATCGGTGGTTATAGGCGGAACACAGGTGATGTGAAATGACAAAAAGAAAAGGAAAAATTGTGTATCAGCCGCCGGAAAGGTGCTATACGAATGTGAACATTGAAGAGACACCTCATGGCTACAAGATTTATCGGGTAGGCGAAACGCGTCATTTTACCGTTATTCCACTATCCGCCGCAAAAGAAGTCCTCTACAAAGGAGATTGATAACATGGACATTGAATTGATTTTATTCATTATTACGGCTGTTTTAGTTGACTTGTTGATTTTGGCATACGCTGGTAAGCATCTGCTGGCCCTTTGGCGTAAAATTACCGCTGACGGCAAAATTACCGCTGACGAATTGGTGGATGCCGCCGAAGAAGTGGTTGAGTTAGTCAAGGACACCGTAGAAAAATTGGAAGGCGAAGAAGAATGAGCGAAGAACGCTTTGACTCCATAGAAGAACGACTTGTTCTGCTTGAGCAAGCCGTTTTTGAGTTGTCTACAATGGCAAAGTATCTCAAGTATGCCGCTATTGCCCTGTTCGCTTCGCTTGGCGTTGATGTGCAGGGGGCGATGTGATGGTCTACTATTGCACTACATCCGATGTCGGCTCTCGCCTCGCTCTTGACAGCGCACAGCGCAGTCGTGCATCAAATCGACTAACCAGTGTCATTCGTCGTGCTACGATTGACATTGACCAAACCTTCCGAGACTACGGGCGAGATGTTCCAAGTGACCACATCGCAGAAACAACTCTCAGCGGCGCAATCAGCGCAGGGGCAACGACAATCACCCTATCCGATGCCTCCGGCTTTTCAAGTGCCGGAAACGGAAATGTAGATGGAGACTCTTTTAAATGGACGGGTAAATCCTCTAATGACCTTACAGGCGTCACAGGCATCTCGTTTAGCCATTCGTCCGGCGTCACCGTGCAAGAAGGCGAGTTTGCCCATGTTCTGCGTGAGATTTGCGCCGACATAGCCGCCGCATATTATCTTGAGGATGAGTCCGTCTTTCAAACCGCCAGCAACGATGGAACAATCCGTGGAAACAACCTGCGAGAGCGGGGCTACATGAACCTCAAGCGGCTGGCCCACTTGGGGAGTGTGGACTAATGCGTGGCATCCACATTTCCCCAATGACGAAAACCTCTACTGGTGGGGGTTCAACTCGTATTGTCGTGGACACACGAGAGTTTAACATGGCTATGCGTGATATGCAAAAAGTAATTGCCAATGCCATGTTTGAAGCAAGCGGTGTCGCATTTTCTCGTGCATTGGACAAAACAGACCGATACCTGCGAGGTCATGCGTTCCACACCCCACAAGCAAAAAAAGTTGCAGACTCACTGGATTATGACAAGCGTGGCGACAGAAAAGCAAAACAAAGAGGCGACGAATTGGTTCTTGAAGCAAAGTTTGGTAGCCGTGGCCCCAATAAGCGAAGCGGAGAAATCGGGTTCGGTGTTCACACAAGCCCCGACGACGACGGCGGAACATTCAACATCGGTCAAGCAGTTGAAGAAGGTATTAACAGAAAAGTATTTGATTGGCGTTCTCCAAAAGCGGCTGAACACAGCCGTCAAGTTGGGCGCAAAGGTTCTCAAACGGCGTGGTTTGCTGGCAAAGGCACAGGTCAAGCACAATTTATGGGTATCACCGGTCTTGGTTACATCAAAGTGGCTTCGGATGAATTCGACCGTTTGATTAAAAACGAAGTAGAGAAGAGATTGAGGTTTTAGGCATGGCGATAGCAACGACAGAACAGTATTGGAATCACCGACTCAATGGTGAAGACCCGACATCCCCTACGGGAGAATTCAATGGTGCTTGGACGGCCACAGGAAGCGGCGCAAGCGAAGCAAATAAGTGGTGGGTGGTCACCGACGCCCGATACAATGTGACGCCCACAACCGACGCTTATACGCTTTTTGCGATTATCAAATACGGTTCAACCGACCCGGACAACGGAGAAGTGCTGATGAAGTTAGACAACGGGACTCACAAAGTTGAAGTCCAAGCGACCGGCAACATCCAAACGCTTAGGTTAGTGGGTGCGACAACAATTGAGACTGAATACCTTGACATCAAAATGCTGAACGACAATCCTGTTCCCCTTGCGCTTCGTCTAACCCTTGACGCATCCGGCAACGCTCGCCTGTATATGCGTGAAATGATTGAAGACGATGATGCTCAAACAAAGTATCTATCGGTGACCGGTGCAACCGGCTCAAGTCGAACGATTGAATGGGGCAACAACACAGGAAATGTAGAATGGGCCTCGGTATATGCAACTGACAAAGGCTTTTTTTCCCCGCTTGAGTTGGCCCCCTCCGACTTGGCTACCGACACCCTGCTTCGCATGGGTCTATCCATCGTGGAGTCGCTTCGCAACAGTCGCAGGGCGCATCTCAAGACTCACCTTGATGCTGGTTCAATTAAGTATGGTTATGACATTTCACAGGAAATGATGTCCCGTAGCATTCCTCCGTTTATTCATGTGTTGTTGCGTGGGCTTGGTTCTCCGACTTTTGCTGCTCTTGGTGGTGGTCGTGTTGACCAAGAATATGATGTTCTCATTTATGTGACGACGCGTGGCACAACCTACGAGGATGCCTACCGTTTGGGACTCAACATCGTGGGGGAATGTTTTGATGAGTTATACACAACCACAGGCTTGAACGGGACGACGGACAGTCTCTATGAGTATCAGTTGGAGTTGCAGACTCGGACAGACGATGATACAACGGTTTGCACGCACTTGCTTACTTTGACCTATATGCGCCGCATCAATATGCGACATCGGTGAAACGCTTAAATAACAACCTAAAGGTAGTGAAAACACCGAGAAGGTGAATACCATGAGCGGATTCAGCAACCGATATGTTTCCATTGTTAAAGAAACAACCTACGGAACCGACCCCGGAAGCGGCGAAGTGTATGGTGAAGTGGACGACGAATCCATTAAGCACACCTACGATGTGCTTCAACGCACCGACATGAGCCGCTATGGAACGGCTAAGTCCAACACCGGAAAAGAGTTTTCCGAGGGCGACATCAACCTTGCCATGACCACGGACGACTTTACCGGAGTCGTGCTTTCGGGTCTGTTCCCAACGGACACCGTGTCCGGTGCTTCCGACCCTTACACCCACACCTTTACTGAGGCTGGCACCGACCGTTCTTTTACCGTCAAAGTTGGCCGTGAAGAAAAGGAACACACCTACACAGGTGTCGCCATTGACAGTCTTTCTGTGAGCGCAAACATCAACGAATACGCTATGGTCACTGCCTCCATGATGGGTAAAGCAGAAGGCGCAGTTGGCACCCTCGGCACCCCAACTTTTGCTGACCGAGCCGCCCTGTATTTTTCCGATGCCAAAATTTTCTTTAACGGTAACGCAACGGCTTCTAACCTCGTGAAGTCCATCTCCTTTGACATCAACCTCAACCGTGATGGCGACAACGCCTGTGGACTTGGTGATGCAACCTATGTTCGCCTTCCACCAAGCCAACGCCGTGAAATCACCGGAACGATTGAGTTTAACAAGATTATTCACACGGCAGTTTCCGACGAGCCAACCTACACGCAATTGACTTCCGCTGACGGCCACGAGTTGTCCGGTAGCGGTGTGGAATTGAAGGTTCAGTTTGGAGACGAAAGCACCGCCGACATGATGGTGTTCAACTTCTACAAAATCCGCTTTGAAGCACCCGACGCCAATGTGTCGGGCCGTGATACGCAAACTATGTCTGTGCCATTTATTGCTCTTTACAGCACCAGCGATAACAAGATGATGGATGTTGCCATGAAGAACGCTACATCCTCCGCTTACTGAGGTGTCTTAATTGGCAAACAATGGTGGCACAGTTATTCCCGACAAAACCAAATTAACGGTTTTGCACTTTGAAGGAACGGCTACCGAAGTAACTACGGCTTTGCGAGCCGCAATCGCAAACGACGACATCATTATCAATGCGTCAACCAGCAGAAAAAAAGATAGCAACAACATTACATGCACCGTTGTTGCCATCATAGCATAAGTATAGTATTCCCCTAAAAGGAAAGAGAAGTGAGAAAAGAAATGCCTGTTTTGACAAAAGAGTTTGAATTAGACGATGGAACAAAAATTACCTGCCGACAAGCAGGTGGTATGACCAAACTTCGGATTGAGAACATCCAAGCGAAGGTTTTTCGTGAACACATGCACTTTGGGTTGGACACTACCCAATGGACAGAAGAACAGCAAAAGGAGTTTGCTGATGCGCTGGAACGAGAAGGCGCAGGCATGGAACACCAAATCCGTGAATGGGTTCCCCGTTCAATTGTTGAGCCAAAGGATTTTGATGTGGATTCGCTAACCAGCGAAGAATTGCGGATGATTCTTGGATTCGTGCGTGGGGACGACCCGGATGGTGCGCCCCCTTTGGACAATTCTTCCGAGTAGCACCAACGCTGTGCATGGCCTACAAAGGCACCCTTCCCTCCGAGTTGTGGGACAGGTATGACGGTGAAGGCGGTCAAGAGCGCATGAGCATTGATTTGCTCGTGGCTATGGACATCAACGATAAAATCAACAACGCAACCGCCAAGTCCAAAAAGAAATTTGACGGTAAAGGTATGGTGGCTCGTCGCAACCAAAAGAGACAACAACGCCAAGTCTTAAACGACAATGAAAGTGTAGCCTTTTTACAGGGCTTAGGCTTGCCCGTAGAGCGTAGCGAATAGTTGAGCGAGGGTTGAGGTTTGATAGAAGCATTGTTCCTATCCTTTATGCCCGTGGTGCTTCTTTTCGCCACATTGACCATGCTCGTTCTGCGAGCCGGTGCATCCCGTATTTTCTTTGATGTCGTCGGTTCCTTCCAAGCCACGCGATTGATTGGTGATGCCCAAGCCAAAATCACCGTCATGCAGGGGTTGGTGCTTGACGGTTTGTCGGGTATTACCGAAGGCGTTGGGTTGATTGCCGAGCAAATGAACGAATTGGTGGATAGCACCGTTCCCCTCGCTCAAGAAATAGGCTACGCTCGTATTGAGTTTGAGAAATTCGTTTCTGCCGCCGATAATGCCGATGTGATGGGACGAGAGATTGAACAACTTGGTTTGCAGTTTGGTTTCGCTGGCGACCAAGCACTTGCCGCCGGTTCTAAGATGGCGCAGTTGTCCTCGGTTGTAGGTGGCGGTGCCGCTATCCCTGCGGCAACCGAAGTCGGTATCGCCTTCGGTATGGTTGGTGGCATGGAAACCGAAGAGGCCATGAAGCGCATGATTGCGCTTCAACAGCAGACGGGCTTCATGTTCGGCAATTTGACCGAGGCTCAATACAACCGCCTAACGGCAGAAGAAAAGGCGAACATGGTTCGCAACGAGAGCATCCAATTGCTCAACCAACTGAACACCGTTGAGAACCGGTCGTCGGCAACGATGGCTCAAGTCACCTTCGTGATGAACCAATTCGCTTCGTCGGCTAAGTTGGCTGGCGACGAAATCACCTACATGGCGGCGGCGTCTGCTACGCTGATTGAAGCCGGTGAAGAACAAGGAAAAGCCGGTCGTGCGCTCAAAATGATGTATGCCCGCCTTGGTGCCGACACCGGTAACAACAGCGAGATTTTAGCAAAATACGGTGTCACCACGAAAGGAGTCAACGGCGAGTTGCGCTCAATGAAAGACATCATCAATGATGCGTCCGATGCTATCAGCATGTTGGCGAAAGACCAACAGGCACAGGCTAAAATGGAAATCGCACAGGCGATTGCTGGCAACGACCACTATGTTCGTGCTATCAAGTTGATAGAAGGTAAGACCCGAACAATTCAACTTGAGCAGATGGCTGTTCAAGAATTGGACACGGCACAGGATGAATTGAATAAGCGGTTTGAGGACAACGCTTTCCTGTTGACTCAAGCCGAAGCCAACCTCAAGAACGCAAAGGCCGCTCTCGGTGAGCAATTCACACCGGCGGTCATCCAGTCTACAAACGCCCAAGCCGCATTGACGCTCGCTATGGCTGACTTCATAGAGATTGGTAGTCAAATCCCAATCCTCGGTGATTTGTTCGGCATGGCGTTTGATTTGTCCCAACTTGGTAGGCTCTACGCACCGTTTGTTGAGGCCAACCTCAACATCATGTCGCTCAATGTTTCCCTGCAAACGCAATTGCAGATTCAGCGTGCGCTCGCCGGTGAAGACATCGTAAGAGCAAGCGCATACGGAAGACAGGGCGAACAGTTGCGAGCCAACCTCGGAACCATTTCCCAAACCGCCGCTGTGCGGGATAGAGAGGCTTTGATGGCGTCTAACATGCTACGCTTACAAGCAACATCAAACAGTCAAGATGAAGTTGCCTTGCGGCTTGCCACAGGAAAGGTCACCAATAATCGTGCGGCTCTTATGGCTCACAGAGATTCCCTTCAAACTCAAATTACTGAAATCCGAGCCAAAGAGCAACAATTTCAACTGCAACAGACCTTGAATATGGGTGAGTTTGCGAGAACAAATAGGGTAAAAGAAACTCTCAAATTAAGAGAACAAGAAATGCGTCTAAGGTTGAACGAGATTCCTCTTATGACAAGAGGACAGGCGATGATGCAAGTAGCACATCGTTTTAGAGGAATGGCTGTCAAAACAGAACAAGAATTGCTTGAAATATCAAGCAAGGCTCCTATTTCCAAAGCCGCTGAAAAGTTGATGAATGAACACAACTTCAAGATTTCAACACAGCGAATGAACCTTGAGAACACCATCGCAAGCATCCAACAGCGGCGACGGGCAATTCAATTCGGGCTTACTGAACAAGAAAAAGCGGAGTTGAAAGCGGCCCAAGCAAATTTGAAAATGACAAACCAACAACTCCAACTTGAAGGAAAGCGCGTCCTTATGGCGGCGATGATGGGCGAAAGCACAGCAGGGAACGCAACGGCCAACAGCATTCTTGCGGCCTCCTATCACAAAGTTGGACAGGCTGTCCGTCAATCCTCAAGTGCAGAAACACAGAACAACATGATAATGGAAGCGGCACAAATAGCCGCACGAGAGTTGGCTATCGCCTTCAATATGGACGAAAAGGCAATTTTGGGCGTCGTTCAAAAGTTGCCAGTCTTTAACGCAGGGTTGGCCCAAGTCGCCGCTCAAAGCGATAAAGTAGTAAAAAGCACAATGGCGGTGAATAATAAAATCATGATGATGACAGGTGCGCTTGGTGGTCTTTCTATGGCCTTCGGTATGTTCTCCGAAGATGAGAAAGCGGCACGATTCTCTATGTTCTTGCTCAATTTGAGCATGATTCCCATGACTGTGCAGATGTTCACAGCAACGAAAGCCTCCTATGGTTTGATGACTGGATTTACAGCCGCAGGTGCGGCGGCGAACACGGCGGCAGTTGCCACAACAAGATTTAGTATGGCGTTAAAAACAACTGGCGCGGCCATCGCTATTGCAGGTATCACTTACTTTATCTACAAGGTTTTTCCCGATTTGAAAAACTCAACGGACGATGCCACGGCTTCTCTTGAAAAGATGAATCAAACGATGCAAGCCAGCGAAGAGGTCTATAACCGAATCGCCGCTGATGCCGCCGACGCTTCTATCGCTCAAATGGCATCCCGCCGAGAACAGATTGAGTCCGACATCGCACGGCAAAAACAAATCCTCGCAGACCAAACCGAGCCAGCGATTCTCAAATTGGCTCAACAGCGTTTGGATTTGCTCAAACAAGAGTTGGGCGTTGTCACCGACATCACGGCGCAAAAGCAAGCGCAATTGTTCGTGGACGACCCCAACACCGCACGCAACTATTTCAATCAAATTAAGGACATCCAAGACATTGAAACCTCATTTTACCAAGCACGGGAAAACGAAGGCTTCTTCAAAAAGGGACTTCGCAAGGTTGAAGGTCTTGGGGTCTATGTATCGGAAAAGGTCGTAGAAGGTTTTAGCGATAAAGAATTTATCACGCCCGTTGAAGAAATGGAGGGTGCGATGGCAGACGCTTTCGGCGCAATCCCCGAACACCTTCACGGTGCCATCATGGAGGCGGCTCTTGCCAGCGAAACCTTTGAGGAATTCCAAAACCAAGTGCAACGCATGGCCGACGACGAAGGCTTCTTGAATCCGTTTGCCGGAACCAAAGAAGCGATTGAGGATAACTTCATTGGGCCGATTGAGGCCGCTAAGGAAGCCGCCTTTGAGTTTAGCAACGCCCGTGAGGAAATGTTCTTCGGTATGAGCAAAGGCAACATCACCGGCGACATGGTGAAGCAAGTCGTGAACAAAGGTGTGGAAACGCTCATCAACACCACCGAGGTTATCATGACGAATAACTTTACGGGAATGACAACTTCCCAAGCCGCAAACGAAATCACAAAGCAAGTAGTAAGTCAATTGAACGGGTTGGGCCTCAACCTGTCAATGCCAGCATAGAGAAGTGAAGAGTATGACAAGGACAGGCACAAGCAAATACGGTTTTTGGCTCGCTGGCTACTACGAGGATTGGCTCGGCTCTCGTGTGATTGCAGACGACGCCAACGCACCCTCAACCGATGGGGCTTACGACGCCGACGACACGCACCACGGAAACCTTCTCAATGGGGAAGCACCTCTCAATCCTCGCTATCGCTGGTCTGTTCGTGACCGAGCCAACAACAACGAATTCTCTTCTGCGACCTCTTATCTACTCTCCAATGACGGCATCGCTCGTTGGGCAACCTTTGACAAAACCCGTTTGAGCAAAGGCGTGCGATGGGCTGGTCGCTCACAAATCCAATACCCAAACAGCAACGCCAACGCCAACCGTGTGCGATACAACAAAACAGACACGGCATCCACCGATGACACCTACATGCTCATCAGCGGGTCTTCCGATTCGTCCATCCGCTACTACATTCCCGGTGGCGATACCGATGCCACCAATGGCCGTCAAGTCAAATACGAATGGAACGGCAGAAATTGGTTTGGGGGAAAGGCCGGACGACTCAATTCAACAGCACCGGATTTTGTTCAGCACGCTCACTTGACGGGAGTTTGGATGGGGGAGAGGTTGCAGATGGGTGCCTACGATGGCACGACAGGAAACGCCACCACCCACGAGGACAACCCCGAAGTTATTTTTATCCCGATAAAATCCCCGTCCAAAAAACCTTTTTTGGCGGTCACCACTTACATGAAAGACGACACGGCGAATCAGTTGGACAATCAAACGCCGAGCGGTCAATACCGACCGGTGATTGCGTCGTCGTCCAACCTCAACAGCAAATCCGATGGCGATTACTTCACCATCCGCATGAGCGTTCAAGCCATGATGGGCTACGCCGCTGGCGTGATTGACGAAAACGCTGAAAGCCAAGGGCAAACGCAATACACGCTGAAAATTGGTTTTCCTGTAAATACAACTTTTGGAACGACGGGCAGTGGTGGCGGAACGGCGGCGATTGAATGGACTATCAAGCCACACGACGGAACCGGCTTGAGCGAAGTTATCAACCAATACCACACGCTTTGGCAAGCCGGAACAAAGATTGGAAGTGAAACGGCTGATGTATGGTTTGACTTGGATTTCAAGTTGGACTACACTAACAACAAATTCAAGGTGTATCACGACGGCACCGAGGTCACCGCCACCAACCCCACGGCTGGCTCTTACTCATCCGGTTACACGATGAACAACAACACGCAAACCTCGTCGGCGTTCCTACCCTCGGAATTGACCGGGTGGGAGTTGTTCGTGAAGGGTGTCTCATCCACCTACGACCACATGGTTGTCGCCACGCTGATTGACCGTGTGGCTCTTTACCGTCCCCTCACCGATATGCCGGACGGAACGAGCCTCCCTGCGCCTGTCAATTCTTGGAGTTGCACTATGCCCGTCAACGGTGTGAGCCAAGCGGAAATCACCGTCCTTGACGACGACACCGAACAGAACCTTACGCCTTGGTTCACCAGCGACGACATCACCGATTGGCGGTTGCTGATGTTCAGCGAAAACATTGACCGTCCCTTGTGGTCGGGAATCATTGAGTCTGTTTCTGTGCGACAGGTAGCAGAAGACAGAACACGACAGATACAAATCATGGCTCGCGATTCTCTGTCGTTGCTTGACCGTCAAATCACCTCTTGGGAGATTGGTCAAATCGGACTCGGTGAAAGCGACCAAGTGCTTTCACGACAAGAAGAAGTGAACCTGCTTTCCGAGTCAATGTTCATGGGTGCGGCTCTCCTTCAAGAGTCGCAGAACACAATCGGCTACGAGTCGGCTACATCCTACACCGAGTTGGAAAACCAGCGTATGCGACTCAACACAGCGCACCCGATTCAAATGTATAACAACGAGGACTCCGCTGGCCCAAACAGCGTTGAGAACGAATGGATGGGCTACAAAATTAAGGGCATCAACAAAGAGTCCGGTGGTTTGACCCAAGTGATTCTCGCCCACGGCTCAACAGGCTACACGACGAGCGACACCCCCGACATCTACGGGACGGTTGACCACGACGCCAACGGTAAAACCATCACCTCTATTGACACCACGCCCTTTGGTGTGTCGGGCAACCAAGCGTTGGAATACGCTTCCTCGGCCATCCCCTATGTCCCCAATGCGACTAACGGTTCGGGTGTCCTTGAGGGCGACCGAAGCACATTCCCATCCACCGGTGCCGAGTCCGGCTTCGTGATTCTTCAATTTAGCGTTCACCCACAAAAGGGCGACGGAACCTTGCTCAAGGTAGGGGACATCATCACCGTATCGCAATACAACAATTCTTCGCCCGACCCGACGGCTGGATTCTACACCGTGATGGCAACAGAAACCAGCGGCGGTAAGTTTTATGTCAAAACTGATGTAGTAAGTGGCCCAATTCCTGTGACAACCGGTCGCTCGGTGGACTATACCTTTGAAGAAGGATTCGTAAGCGACACCGACGATACACAACTTCTGTATCGCGACCAACACGCCGTTTGGATGCGGGACTTGCCGAAGTCGGCTTGGTTCAAGAAGCACTTCGGCATCTACGGATTTCAATTCGTGGATGCTGGAACGGCTCAAGCGGCATTCACCGCTAACTCCGATGTTATCCAAGTGACCTCATCGTTCATTGATTCATCCGATACTCACGGTGTCGGGCAGGTTATCAATTCGGATGGGTTCGTTGACACCTTCACCTACAACGGCTACATAAGCCCTGCTGACGACGGCAACCACTACCTCGTAGGGGTTAAGGGTCTATCCATTGACCACGACAGCGGAGAGAATGTTTATACCCTCTCAACCAGCAACGACTACAAGCACATTTGGCTTCAATGGGCCGACATGAGAAATGACGCCGACGCTGACGCCGACGGTGGTTTCCGAAAGAAAACCTTTGGCTTAATGAAACCCGTCAATGAAAATTATGAGGTGTCGCTCTCGTTCACTGACCAATTCAACGACGACGGCTCCTATGACGAATTCACCGATTTGAAAATCAGCGACGATTTGGACATTTGGGAGTTGGACGCTGAGATTGACCCGACGACAAACGCACCGTGGTCAACACCGCTTGGCTCCGGTGCGACCATGCAAATGACCAACGGATATACGGGGAACGCTATCACAAACGCCAGCGGTGGAATCAAATTCAAATTGCTTTCTACGGATAGCGGCGTTTCCGACTTGGCCGTTGGCGACAAGGTGATTATCTTCAACTCCGACAACTACGACGGCATCCACACTATCTCAAGCATCACAGGTTCCGGCACAAAAGAAGTGACCTGCTCAACCTCCACTTACACCACGACAGAATCCTACACAGCCACCGGGCCATTTGTTCGCAAGGCCGAGGTGGGGCATCGTGAATCGGTGCTTCGTGATTGGGAGGACGCCGGTGGTTCATTCCTTGTCTACGATTGCTCAAAGTTTTTTAACCTTAATACTTTTATTAACAGTGGAACCTTCGGACAGCGTAGCGGTGGACGCTACAACATCGGAGACTACGAAACCGAATACCACGGCTTCCCTGTGCTGATGGACAATTATTGGTCGCAGGCCACAAGCACCAACAACAACAACGCCGCACCTTACGGCTTCCACGAAAACTTCCGAAAGTGGGTCGGTGCGACCGCTGAATTGAATCGGGCCATCAATGCTGGTGATACCGTGATTGAAACCAAACCGTCTTCATCTCTCATCGCTGATTTCCCCGAAAACGGTTTTGGTAAAATCAAGGCATCTCGGAATGTCAACGGACAAAACCCATCGTTTGAGGTATTCTACTACACCTATGACGCCAAGTTGGACACCGGCGTTGTTGAGTCGGCAACCAGCACGGCGTCGGGTTCGGGTATGACCATCACTTGTAGCGGTGCAGACTTTGTGAACGATGGCGTCAAAGCCGGTATGCGGGTGCGGAATGTCACCGCAAAGTGGGTTGCACAGATTTCCAGCGTGACGGCGACGACAATCGTGATTGACGGTTCGCCGGAAACTGAAACAGGAAACACACGACAGGATGTTGCGGTGAGCGACAGCATCAGCATCCCACAACAACTTTACGGTATTTATCTTCAATCCGATGCGGCCACCAACTACACAGCCGAAGCCGCCGAATCATTCCTTGAAGGCGTGCTGATGGACGATGTTATCAAGAGCAACGGAAGCACAGCCGAAATCGCTCTCAACGCCGCCGGTTCAACGGGAACAGCAGGTGCGTTTGACGAAGTTATTATTGTAGGAAGTGTAAGCCCACGATACGCCTTGCGGTTCTTGATGAAAGTTGACGGGCATGTAGTTTCGCCCAACCTCGGAACCTATTGGTTGAGCGACAAATCCCGTTTCCTGTGGTCGCTGAACCTCTCAAAGACTTGGCTGGCCCAATCAGCGATTTCGTGTTGGTTTGACCACGGTTCCATCCCGTTGAGCAACAACATGACAACTGACGGCACCGACGCCAACTTTGACTCCTTCGGTGCGCCTTACGACGCCCGTGGCGGCAAGTCCATGTTCTCTATCCTCCGTGAATCCGTAGAAGCCACAGGGTTCGGCTACGAGAACAGCAAGCGTTTGCCCATCACCTATCAAATGGGACGGGACAACAAGTTGGAGATTCGCCCGACTTACAACCTCGGTGAAGTCGTCAATCGCGATATCTTGACGGTATCATCCCTTGACGCTCAAATGTCGGGCCACATCACGAATGTTCGGGTCTACTACAACAACGGTGCATCCTTCGCTGATTACCCCGCACCGACGCTTGACCAAACCTACCGTTGGAAAATCGTTGAGGTGCCGGAAATCACCTTTGCAGAAGAAGCGGAGGCTGTCGCCAAAGAAGAATACTTCAAGGCTAAAACAAAAGCCATCCGAGTCAAGGGCGATGTCATGCGGGATTTGACGCACGACGACAAAATGCTGGACAAAGGACGATTCGGCTACATCGCAGACCCCACACGGCACGGTGAGCGTGGAATCACGCAACAGGCCGTTCTCGGCCCGTCTTACGCCCCTGTCGTCCAAACGACGAATTGGGATTGGTCGGGTATGAACGGGACGCTGGCAAGCGGTATGTGCAACGCCTTAGACGGAAACCTCGGACGGCAAACGGGAAGCGACAGATTCTATCGTGACCGCTTCGGCAAAGGTTTCATTGGCCCTGCTTCAAGTGCCGCCGACGCTACCGTGTCCTACACCGAACATTACTGGTGGTGGGGCGCACACAGCGTAAGCCATGCAGTGCAACTCGTCCATGTGCCGAGCGGTTGTCCCTTGACGAGCGACAGCACGACGAACGACCTTCGGGTTTGGGTCGCATTGAAAGACGGGCAGGCCGGCACCGACATTGACAACGCCGAATTCACCATCGGTTTGACTGATTTTGCTTTCAACGATGGAACGACACCGTTCACCAACTACTTCGGAGGACAAAGCACCTACGCACCAACGCTGGACGGAACATCTTCCGGTTTCACTACTGTCAATGTCAAGCGCAACGGTTTCTATGAGATTGACATTCCTTCGTCTTATTGGGCTTCCCAACCTTCGGGTGCCAAGTTTATTCTTTCGGTAAATGTAGATTATCTCAAGTCCCTGCTGTATCACCGATGCGGCGACCCATCGGGTTCGGGAATCCTACACAACGCACACGACATCACCAACTTCGGGCCGAGCGCATGGACGGCGACCAACAGCGAATCCATCTTCCCTCTCGGCGCACGCAAATACGACACGATGTCCGGTTTCATGGGAACGAGAAACGCTTGGTATTGCCCAAGGTTGCACATCGTTGAAGACATCCGTTGGCGTCCGGCGACGACGGTCACCTTTACCGATAGCGGCCTCGGCCTATCGTCGGAGTCAATGGTTATTACGAACATTGAATGGCGGGTTGACGGCAGCAACAAGCATCCAGCGGTCAAGTTGGTGGTGGCTCATACCGTGAGCGACCTCGCCCACCACGACCACCTGTCGGCCCGCCGGTGTCAAACCCTATCGGCACAAATCCAGTGACACCGGCGCAGTTGGAGGGTGGCAAGTCGCAAAACATTCAAGATGCGTTTCTCAAGACCTTCAACAGTAATCAAATGGCTTCATCTTCTTATGGCAACACGAAGGGTCGCATGGACTTCTTAGAAATGGGTGTTTCCGAGTCCTCCTTTAGCGTTCTTGGGCAGAAGCGCACTCCACCCCCCTTGAACACACAACGGGCCGTTGACGGCCTCGGAAACGATACGCAAGCGGCATCTGCCACAGCCTTGTCGTCGTCGGAGGGTATGATTTTTACCGGAGTCGTGAATCCCGAATCCAACAACCGATTCACGCAGACGCATACTATGAGCGTAAAAGTCCCCGACGATGTGTCCGATGAAATCCTTACAATAGGCGGGATGTATTCGCTCGGTGGCGACGGGACAACGAAAGCAGTCTTGACCGTTGATGTTGAATGTCTTGAAACCGGCTCAACGAACACAAGAACCATCACCTTGAGCGGCAACAAGGAAAAGTATTCATTCCCAATCATGACCACGAGCCTAAACGGTGCATCTACTACGGGTAACACCATCAGCGTATCAATCAAAAGAACGCCCGGAACAGGCGACGACGACGCCGATTATTCGTCGTTGGTGCTTCACAACATCGCTGTCAATTTCCAGCGGTTCAGCATCAAGGGCTTGGGAACCTCATCGTTGGGCTTCAAGCCTTATTGATGAAATCCTTGCGTAGCGAAAGCACACGCTTGGCCTGTTTGTGGCTGATACCACTTACCTTTACCATTTCTTTTTGTCGGGTCTTCTTCTGCAACAGCACGCTGATTGACCCGTAGTGTTCCAGCAAGGCGACGGCCTGTTCTCGTGAAATGCCGCATCCCATCAACGCCTTGACCCTATCATCGGTTTCCTCAAGGATAACCTGTTCCGGTTTGTGGGCCTTCGGTGGTTTTACTTTTGCGATAACATTCTGTCGGTGGTTCATGTAGAGCCATTCTACGAAGTCGTCCATCGTCGTGAGTTGTAGGAAGTGCAACTTGGGGAATCGCTGGTGCATCGTCAACTTGAACGAATGAATAACCGCCGCCATTTTGCGTCGTTCTTCCGACAACTCCCGTGCGCTTGGCTTCCTGCCGTGGAACCACGGTTTCAACTCGGTGTTGTAGACCACGAGGAATGGCTTCTCAAACGATTCGCACAAGTCGGTGAGTTGTCCAACGATTGTTCGGGAACGCCCGATGCCGAGAATGCTACGGTAAAGGTCGTTGATTTCTTTTGCCTCAATCCCCCAATCGCCAAGCACATAATCTCCGGTGTTCATTTGAAGGGTGCGTGCTTGTCCCCGCTCATCCTTGTCTGCATCACCCAACTTGACCAGCAACTTGTGAATCAATTTGGGATTTTCACGGTGGTCTATGAGAAGCATGGTGGTTAATTTTACCCCCGTTTTATCAATCTATGGTTCCATCATAACGCCAACATTTGCCTGCACACATCCCACGCAGGTTATACCAGCGGCAGGACGGGGCGTTGGCGTAGCCGATATTGGTTCGGATTCCTTGTCGGCTTTTGTGTTCGTTCCAATTGTCCCACTTGAGACTTTTAAGATAAGAAAAGATGGTGTCCTCAATCTCCCGACGCTGTTCTTGGGAGAGAGAAGACGGGTCAGCGAACCACCGCAATTCTTGACTCATGTGCTGGACGAGAGCGACACGGACTTCGTGCGTAGGGCTGTTGGCGTTGATGGCCTTCTCAAGACATGGCATGATGGGGACTTCACCTGCCAAACCGACTTCTCCCGTGAACGGTTGCATCTCCACCTTCGGCGGCGGATTATTGTTCACCCACATAACGAAGTCAAAGTCGCTCTCATTGGGCTTACCGAAGAACGGGCAATACTCGCGCCATTCCTTGACGGGTCGCTTTGGGATTTTGAAGCCATCGTCAAGGATGGCCTTCGGAGGAATAACGACAGCCCATCGCTTGCGGGTGCAGTTGTAAGTGTTCGGGATGCGAGTTAATTTTGCGGGAAAAGCGAAACCGTCCAGCGTAGGAAGACCGTCGCTCATCATTCGTTGGTATCGCTGTAAATGCGTATCAAAATCTCGTCCCACCACAGGTCGGCTAAACAGTTGGTGAACATGAAATCCGCGACCCGTGGCAACGACTCGGCAATCTCCGCCCAAACGGGTGAGCAATTCACGAACATCGCTCTTGACCTGCTCAATATCGCCTCGCTCACCTGCGTCAAAGTCCCACCACGCGCGGTCTATGATGGCTGTTGTTGTATCAACCTTCCAAGACTTTGTGCGCTCAACATCACGGAAAGCATAGAGCGAAGTGTAGAGATTACTTTTACCGTTAAGTCTCCCGATGTATGTTCGGAGTTGCTCTCGGCTTTTGCACAGGGAACGCTTGAGTCCCATCTCACGGGGGAATGAAATTAGTCCAGCGGCCATCGGTGTCCACAATCCTTGCACTCTGCTACATCTAATTGTGCGGGTGCATCGCCTTCCTTGCCGGTCACTCGCCACATCACTTCAACTTGAACATTCCCACTATCGCACTTCGGACATCCATTCATATTGCATCACCGATTCCAAGTAATTCTTCGTTGCACGACAAATGAAACTCACACCATTGCGTGCAGAAATAATCGTTCCACTTGATAGGCCATTCTTGAGTCATAATACCGTGAACGGCGTTGCTTAACTTTTTCTCCATCGCATTGATGCTTCGGGTGCCGACGACCTCATACACGGCCAAGCCCTGTGAGTCTCCCATGTAGACTTCGGTGTTGCGCTTACCCATCAACGACATGAGGAAGTCGGGGTTGTCGGCGTCGGGGAAAATCGTCAAGAAGTGAGTCGGTTCGTCGTAGCCCTTGAGCATGAGAAGTTTGCGGTAAAAGCACAACTCGCCACGAGTTCTTGACAACTTGGATGAGTTGGCGTTGCCGGTCTTCAATTCAACGACAACAAGGTGTCCATCGGGGTGTCGGAACACACCGTCAATCATCCCAACCAATTCAACAGGATAGTGTATTTCGCCGTCGTCGGTCAAGACGCTGATGGTGTATGGGTGAACATGCTTATCCTCCAATTCAACAATCTCAATGTGTCCCCATTCTTCGGCAATCGCTTCAAGGATTTCACGCATAGCGTCCACACCAGTCTCGGTCTGCACACCTTGAGCGATGGCGTGTTTGTTGAAGGCGGTGTCCATCATCACATCGGGCATGATGTTGCAGGTCTTGTCAACGGACAACTCACGCAGACCATCCTCCATGACTTGGTGAATCGCCGTTCCACGGATGGCGGCTTCGCTGGACGGTATGTCCATGTCGGGCAAAGCGATTTTGTTCCACCAATACTGGCGGGGGCACATAGCATAGTTGTTGTAGGACGACTTGCTAACGCGTAGCACCATTTCGTCCGTGACCTTCGTCGGGTCGTATGTAGATGTGCGCTTCGCCTCTCCCATGATTTACCATAGGTTTGAAGCCTTATAAGGCTTACTCTTCGGCTTTCTTGGCCGATTTCTTGGACTTGGGCTTGGGGGCCGCTTTGGTGTGGCACGAACATTCTTCCCAACCCTCACCGAACAATTCAAGCGTTGCTTTCATACTGCCGAGGTTTTGGATTGAGAGGAGATGGTTGCGGTCAAGACCAGCACGGGCGGCATCTCTGCCACGGGTGCCGTCGGTAAGCCAATACACGGATTCCGCGCCATGTTCCTTGACGGCGGCTTCAACATCTGCAACATTGGACGAACCTACAATGAATCGCATAATATCACCACATTATTTTTGTCGTTTAAATTATTCCTCGGAGTCGTCCATCATTTCGCCGTTGAACGCCTCTTGGGGAAGCGGGTCAATGCGAGCCCCACATTCAACACACATGGGGTTGACTTCAATGCCGGTTAGGATGGGACGCATATTGATTGTGTCGCATGATTCACACTTGACTTCTTCGGCCTTACCCAACTCCTTCAAAAGCGTGAACAACAGAATGTTGGTTCGTTGCATATCTTGGCCGACAGCCATTGACAGACGCTCAAGCCTCCCGTTCAACTCAACTAACGCATTTGTCAATTGGTTTTGGCTTAATTTCTTTTGTGGACGCACACCGTTCATGTCCCTTCATCCCTCTCCATACCTGCACACAATATAAACCTGTTCAAAGCCAATCGTGAAGCGTCTTGTAGGTAGTCTCTACCTCCTCAACCCAATGTCCGATTCGGGCTTCTGCTATGGCGAGGTATTCAGCATCCATTTCTATTCCGATAAAATCAAACCCTTCAACCTTAGCGGCTATACCCGTCGTGCCGCTTCCCATGAATGGGTCAAGCACAACGCCTTGCGGTGGCGTGACCAAGCGGCACAAATACTTCATCAAGTCCACAGGCTTCACGGTTGGGTGGATGTTCTTCATCATTGGGGCGTTCTCCTTGCCCTGCTCAAGTCGCTTCTCCACACTTACTTTTCTCCCAATACCACCTGCGTTGTGTTGAGACTTTTTGTCCTCAAACGCTTCAAGTCCAGCGTTGCGCTCGGACTTGCTCGCTTTGGCGCAATAGAAGAATCGGGCGTTTTCTTCGGGAAACAGGCTCACGACTTCATCCGAGCCATCATGAATGAAATTGGCAGGAAAGCGACCTTGAACGGGACGAGCCTCGCCAGCATCGTAGTTGTAGCCACCCTGCTCTCCGCCCCTTGAAGCACCAGCCGTCGCCGTGTCGCCGTTGCGTCCACCGCCGCCCCACCCGACAATCTCCGTGCCGATGCGGCAACCATCAATGTTCAAGCCACCTGTCCCATGCTCAAGCACATTCTCAACGAGCGTGCCGATGAGGGGCTTACGGGCGACGACAATAGGCTCATGGGCGGGTTTGAGGGCTGAACCCCAACCTTCCCATTGTGATGTGCCTTTGGTGACTGCCAAGTCTATACTTTCAGTTTCAAATGGCATTATCGCCATATCACCTTTGTATCCATTTCTTTCTTTACTTCCCGCTCTTGATGAGCCGACCACCACCCTATCATTACCCAACTTCTTATCTACTGCCTTTCCGATGTTATGAGACTTCGGGAAGCCCGAACCATAGACCCACATGATTTGGTCACGAATCTCAAAGCCTGCGTCCTCAACATTGACCACGAGGCGGTGATAGGTGCGTGAACCAGCGAAGGCCAGCAGGTGTCCTCCGGGCTTCAACACACGGAGACATTCACGCCATATCTCCACCGAGGGAACATCGTAATCCCATTTCTTTCCCATAAAAGAAAGACCATAGGGTGGGTCGGTGACGATGCTATCAACCGAGTCGTCGGGTAGTCCCTTCAACACATCCAAACAATTGCCTTCAAACAATCTCATAACCAAGCCACCTTTGATTTGCCTTCAACAGCGCGATACAACGGGGAAATGTCCCACCCCGCTACATCATAATACGGTTGAACACGGTTTATGATGAATCGCTCAACCATCGTGCGATAGCCGATTTCAGCGATTCCCTCAATGTCCTTCGGGTCGTCAAAAGCGAGGTATTGGCCCTTCGGGTCAATCGTTACGAGAAAATCATCACCAGCACGATAACCCTTGCCGAGCGTTCTGTTCGCCCATTGTGCGCCTGCGGCCATGCCGCTCACGCTACGGTATTCGCTGAGATTCTTCTTCAATTTGCCCTTCATGCACAAATCAAGAACATTTACCTTTCCGCTAATAATGCTTTCAATTGACTTCACCAGCGGGTCGGTGATTTGGTCTTCGTGATAACCGCCGAGAATGCCGTCAATTACTTTACCCATTGACTCCTTCATCACGGTTGGCATCCTGTTTTGTTTTAACTCAATACCTTTCACATACCGCTTGGGGTTGTGGTGTTCCCCGTCCGTCCAACAAACAAGACCAGCGTAGCGATTCTTCTCCATGAGAATGAACGACGACGACCACTTCTCAAACTGCACGATGATGGGGTGCATACGGCGGTTTATTTCATAGAGCGACAACTCGCCTTCGTCGGGAGTCCGAACCCTGCACATCACCGAGTCAGTGTGTCCGTAGACCACGGGATGGCCCAAGTCCTCGGCAACCTCTTTCAACTTGAGCAAGGTTTGTCTTGAGGTAAAAGTGATTGCGGCGGCGATGTCGGGGTGATACAGACCATACTTGGCATCACCAGCAACGCCATACATGGATGCAACAAGGGACTTCGTGGCGTATTGTAGGGCGTCGTAGCGCACCCGTTCTTCGTCCGTTGTAGCGTCCTTCATCAGTTGCTTGTAGTGGTCGCGTAGCACGGTCATGTTGTCCATCTGCCGCACCAACAAACCCTTCTTCTCCTGTGAAAACTTCGTCCCGTTTCCGCAGTCGGCACCCTTTGGGCCGAGCGTGTCCCACGAGATGTTGTGGAGAGCGGCGTTGCTGTGATACATGGCTTTTACATCAAAAATACCGATGTTTTGGTAGATTCCCTTTTTGCCATCCATGACGATTGCGCCGTCGTAATTCTCTTTGTCAAACATCGGCTTGGACGGGATTTGTTTCTTGAATTCCGGGTCGCCCAAAGCAAGACAGGTAAAGACCTGCGTCACAAACGGGGTGCTTCGGATTTCGCATTGAGCGATGTGTTGCACGGCGATGAAATAGTCCAACGCATTGACGAGTCCGTTCAGTCGGGGAAGCAGGCGCACATCCTGTCGGTTGTATTCAAGGTAAAGAATCGGGTCGGAATAGTAGGTGTCGTGTCCATCGGGCAACTCGGTTTTCTTTTCCCCTAAACATTCCCATGCGACATCATCCAACTTGTAATTCGGCAACTTGCCGTTCTTCAATTCCCAAAGTTTGGTGAAGGCGAGGCGCAAGTCAATGACATTCCGTCCGACGATGGGTTGCGACCAATCTCCGAAGTCGTAGCGAATGCGGTTGAGGGGGGACATGGTAGATGCACGAACACCCACCTTGTTGCACCGCTCAATGATTTGCTTCAAGTCAGCACCAGCGACATACCAGCCCGTGATGATGTCGGGGTCTTGCTTCCGCATGAACGCTGTGAAGTGGGTGAGCAATTCAGCCTCGGTGTCAAAGACGAGAACGGGCGTGTCGTATTCGTATCGGTTGTCGTTCGCGTCAAGCAACGCAGAATACTTACCCTTAGAGACACCATGAGGCAGAACCGCCCAAGAGTAAAGATTTTCGGTAAAACTATCAAACACGGTAAGCATGGTGATTTGCCCGCTATCCGTTTTCCATTCACCGTCAAGATACCAAACCCGATGATTGTAGGAAGCAAAGGGCTTCCGTCCCTCCTTCACACGAGCCGTCAAGACTTGATTCGTGAAGGGGATGTTGCCTTCCCATGTTAGCCCTGTCTTGGAAAGGTTGCGAACGGCGTCCGTCGTGTAGCAAGTGACCTTCGTCAAGGATTCGCCAAAGACGCCAGTGTAGCCCGCCTCCTTTTTCTCGTCAACGAATTGTGCATCCTCATCCCGAAGGTAAAGGTAAGGAAGCCTGTCTGTGATTTTGGTTTGCTGTCGCTTGCCCTTGACATTACGATAGCGAACCAACACATCGTTGCGTCCGACTTGCTCAACAATCATGTAACACCCTAAGCGTGCAGGCTTATAAGGGTTTCATGTGCGCCGTCCACGGGGACGGGTGGGGATGCCGTGCTTACCGAGCCATTGGTGGATGCTCATCGGCGTGATTCCGAATTGTCCAGCAATCTCCGCCATCGTGCGATTCTTGCCGATGTATTCCTCTTCCAACCAATCCTTACGGTGATACAGTGGTTTAGCGGGCTTGATGAAGTGCTTTATTTCTACGACAATAACATTATCGCCGCTTTCTAATTCGTGTCGTTCGGTTCCTACATCGTGGAGAACGATTTCTCCCAAATCAACATATTCGCCGCTTTCGGGGTCGCGCACCTTGACCATGCTACGACCCACGCTTACGACCAATATAAAACCCTTGAATACTCAACGGTCTGCTACCCGAAAAATTCCGCACTGTTTCCTCACGCCGTTAGTCATAAATTTGTGATTGGTCATGGAAGTCACCTTCTCCATTTGACAACCCGTGCAACGGCGGAGACACTTACGAGGACGACGGCTCAAGACGACCCTCCCTTTCCAAACGGCAACAACGAGCGCACTTCGTTGGTGGATTCTTCTTTGTCCACGAGGTATGTTTTCTTTTACCACAAGAATAACAGTCATACCACATCAGTCATCCCTCCACCAATAGGTATGAGGTCGGTTGTAAGAACGATTCACGATTTTCATTCGGGACATCGTTCCCAAAATTGTTCCGACTTGTTGAGCCGTCATACCAACCGTTTTCGGCAAATACTTTTCTGCTAAATCTGTTATTTGTGTGGCATTGAGGTATCGCCCTTCCGCATCATATTTGAGAACAGCGAGACAAGCCAACTTGAGATAAACACGACGCATAGATGGTCGCTTCCCCATCCTTTCAAGCAACACTTCGACCTGCTCGTTGGTGAGTAATTTCATAGTGCCATTCCTAACCTTCTGTGCTTCTACCATAAAATCAACCCAAAAACAACAGGCGGGGGCAAAGGCGCGAGAGGGAAAAACCGACCCCCTCCACACATGGAGGACACTATGCGCCTTTGGTGGTGAACCTGTGTAAAACCCCCATGATGTTCAATTCAAGACTCCTGCCGCCCAAGCCCATTCTCCGTGTCCGAAAGAAACAGCGAAGCGGATGCCTTGACCGTGTTCACGGAAGTCAAAGAAATGCAAAGTTGCTTTGCCGGTAAAACCCTTGAACAATTCGTCAAGTCCACCGTCAAAATCCCAAGTGAAAGCCGTGTCGGGCTTCGTCCCTGCGTTCTCAAGAGGTATCGTGCTGGTTGTTTGTCCGAGCGTCGGGTCGCCAACAGTCACCTCAATCTCAAGTGTTTCTTCCAAATCAACCTTGAAGGTGTAGCGGTTGAGGCGTTGACCGTTGATGGTGTCGCAACGGCAAGCGTCGTAGAGGTCGGCTACATTTACCGAAAAAGCACAGAACGAATGTTGCTTGGTTCCATCGCCTTTGGTGTAGATGCCCATAACGGGGTCAATTTTGTTTGCGAGTGATTCCGAGCGCAAACTGAAATCATTGATGGTTTCTTGACTATGCGAGAATGCTTTTGCCTCAAAAGAAGCGTCAAGTGTGGTTTGCTTGCCTGTGGACTTGAAGCGCAATTTGTTGTCCCCATAGCGAATGGTAATGTTCTCGCCGTGGAGAGAAAGGACACCGAGAACACGGTCAATGTCGGGGATGGGAATGGTTCCCGCCCCGCCACAATCACCAACAACTTCGGTAAGACCCGTCAAATCACGGGTAAGGCTCGTGATTCTCGCCTTGCTTCCGTCGCACACCAAGACACAGGATTCAACCTGCGATTGCTGTTTGCCGTTGACGGTCTGCTTGCGCTTGCTGATGTTCAACATGCGCTTGAGGGTGGTATTGCTGATGCTTATTGTTGTCATGTTATCAACCTACGAGATAGTGGGAAAAGGTCATGCCCGGTTTTTCATACTGCTCTTGAATTTCCTTCACGGCTTGGTATAGGGCAGTCATTTTTGGAAGGTCATCAAGGATGGCTTCAAGGTCAGCCACACGAGATTCAAGGTGTTTCACATATTCGGATTCGCTAAGCAATTCGTTGAAGAGTTGCTTTTCCGACAAAGGTTCCCCACAAAGGAAGCACTCGTTCGGGTCGCTTCGTCGTGGGTCGGGCTGTTCGCAGTCGCACACGGTATCACTTCCAAGTCAAGAACGGAAGTCCCGTCCACTTCACATCGCCCTTGATGACAGAAAGGATGGTATGTGTCTCACCGACATGGTTCATGTGCTTACCCTTGATTTCCTCAATCGTTCCCTTGATAACCCAATCGTCGGGGTTCTTGAGGGAAGGGTCAGCCTTGACTCCTGCGGCGGCGTCAGCCTTCTTCATGTAGCGAGAAAGGAAAATCTGTTGGGAGAACAGACGCATTGTGCCTTTGTCCCAATCGGGGCGTTCACCAATTTTCATCAGCACTTTGCCGCCCGAACCGTTGTCCACATAGTTGCTAACATCCTTCAAGTGGAAGGTGTTGATGACGCACGGAACGGGAAGACCGTGAAGTCGGGTGAGGACATCTCGGTTGAGTTGGTTGCGTGTGCGCCATTCCTTTTGGTTGAAGGAGTCGCCTTCTTCCTTGATGACGCCACGGCGCAAGAGAACATCGGTCATGGCGTGTTCGCACCACTTGAGGAAGGTTGAACCACCGTCCATGATGATACCGGCGACATCCTGTTCCTTCGCCTCATCAGCGACGATGTTCACATAGAAATTCATTTTGTCAATGAGGTTTGCGTAGTTAACCGAAGCATCCTCGTTGTAGATGGAGTCGTCCCGCTCGTCCAACAAGGGAAGCACGATGATTTCATCGTCGTCGGGATATGCGGCCTCAAGTGTAGCCTGTGCGGAGTTGTCAATGTCAAAGACATAGATTTTACCCTTAGACTTAACTTGGCGGATGATGGACACAGCAAGACCGGTCTTACCACAATTCTCCTTGGCAACAAGAGCCATGCGAACAGGCACGGAATGAGCCGTGTTGTTCTTGAACAAGTTGCGATAGTATTCTTTGTCGTAGCCACTCTTTGCAGGTGTGCTGTCAGCCTTCTGTTGTTGTTGTCCCCAAGCCATGATTTACCCTTCCTTTGTAGCCTTATAACTCCTGCGGTTCAGCGAGAATGATGGTGTCCGTCGTCAAGACGAGGCGAGCGATGGACACAGCCGCCTTCAACGAATTAAGGACGACGAGAGCGGGGTCAAGAACCGTTGCGCTTTCCGTTGGTTCCATTTCGTCCGTTTTAGTGTTGAGGTAATAATTCTCTCCCCACTTGAAAGGGTTGTTCTTTCCGGACATGTTCTGTTGAAGCGTGTTCATCGGTGCCTTGAGAGCATCGGAAAATGGCGTGTTATCCAACACCTGCTTTGCGATGGTGTAGAGCGTCCAACCAGCACCGACAACCACGCCACCCTTGAGAGCAAGGCGTGTAGCGTTGACGGCATCATCCACCCGCTCACGGGTTTCACGGATTTCAGCCTCACTGAATCCGCCGATGTGGATTGTAGCCATGTGCTGTCCGAGACGGGAATGACGAGTCAACAACTTTTCCCTTGAAAATGGATGGTCGGCTTCGTTGGCCTGTGTGATGAGTCCGTCAAGGTGTCCCTTCAATCTGTCCGTCCTTTCGCCAGCGACGATGGTTGTTGTCGCATGTCCAACGGTGATACGCTCAGCGGAACCAAAGTGTCCGGCACCAACGACGGCATGAGCGATACCCGTTTCCTTCTCGCTCTCAAAGTGGATTTTGCCACCCGTCAAAGCAGAAAGGTCGTCAAACCATTCGTCGCCATCGTTGCGAGGAATACGCAGGGCGCACGCACGCACAACACCACCAACTACATTTGCGATTAAATTAGATAGGGCCACGCCTTTGATGTCTTCACAGATGATGATGAGAGGACGGTTGTTCTCAATCGCAACCTCAAGAGCAGGCGTTAAATCGTCAAACTCTTCAATGGTTTCTTTTGTGATAATGAAAAGTGGGTTGTCCACTTCAAAGGTTCGCCGGTCGTTGTTGGAGAACATCGGGGATGCGTAATACATCGGGACTTCGCAACCGGTCGTCTTTGACCAAGTGGTGTGGTCGTCGGAACCGACCTTGAGATTGACGAGTCCATCAGCACCGATGCTGGCGAACATATCAGTTATCAATTCACCAATCCATTCATCATTGTTGGCGGCGATAGTCGCAACCCGTTGAAGGTCAAGCAATTCCTCATCGTCCATGTTGATTTCCCACTTCATGCCGTTGATTTCGTTCTCAACATGGTTCACAAAGAGAGACATGTCCGATGGGTTTCTCTCAACACGGGAATAATTCTCAACCAAAGCCTCGGCAAGAATCGTAGCGGTTGTCGTCCCGTCGCCCGAAGCCTGTTGTGCTTCAAGGGCAACTTGGCGGATGAGGTCAAGGGATGCTTGAACGGCAGGGTCATTTGATTTTACGGCAGAAACAATTTTCACGCCATCGTTGAGAACGGACGGAGGTCGCCCCTCTTGCTGAACAAGAACAGTCCGAGCGTTCGGGCCGAGGGTGCCACGCACGCTATCTGCAAGCAGACGAACCGCTGTGGACAAAGCCAAGCGCGCTTCGCTTCCGTTCACGATGTTGTGCAATTCTTTTCCCCCTAAACAAATCAAGCGTCCCAACCGTCGCCGTCGCCGGAGAAGTCGGTGTCTGCGAGAGGTGCGATGGCGTTCATACACCACCAGCCGTTGACCATGAAGCGTTGCTCGCCTTCACGGGAAACCCACGGCGAACCGACGATGAGGACTTCGGAACCAACGCCGAAATCAACCTCGCCTTCTTCTTTGGCGGAAACATACAACTCCACAGGTGCGGCGTCGGACATGATGTCCATGTCTCCGAGGGTGATGATGAAGCCGCCGTTGTCTCGTGGGTCAATGTGAACCACTTCAACGACGGTGCCGAAGGTTGTGTCCCACTTGGCCTTGTCGTCAAGGGCGGCGTAGGCGGTATGACAGTCGGACAGGGATTGGCACAGCGTATCACCGAGCCAGTCAGCGACCATGCCCTGCGGCGCACCGTCAACGAGAGCGAGAGGTGGGGCGGAGAAGATGTTGGTGAGGTTGGCGTCGGCAGTGAACACCGTTGCCTTCGTCCCGTAAGCCATGTCGTCACGGTTGGCTGGCTTCATGCCGATTGTGCCGGTCACGAAGGTGGGCCATGACTCCTTCGCCAAAGCACCGTTGAAGCGCATGGAAATGACGGAGGGGGCGTCGTTGGACCCCTGCTTCCGTCCCAAGAACAGGCACGACCTGTCGGGTTCCTCAAGCGGGCGGTTGGCACCATACTTGAAGTTGGGATTGCCGTTGGCAAAGTGGGTGTTGTTTTTGTCCCAAATCAAAGAGAACGAAGTGTTGGCGTCCAAGTCCATGCTTCGGGGCGGAACGGAGGTGACTTCGGTTGAGGTGACATCCTCGGAGAAGGCATCTCGGTTGAGCAGGGAGGGGTTGGCGTGGCGGGTGAAGGTGCCGTCGTGGTTGTTCTCGTAGAGAACGACAGCACCTTGAGAGACGAGAGCGAGGCGTCCGTCCATGTCAAGACCGGCGAGGGTGTTCTTGGTCTTGTTGTAAGCCATCTTGGCCCAATCCTTTTCACGAGGCACATTGATGAACATACCTTCGTAGAGGGTGGCACCACTGCGGGACAACTTGGCCTTCTCGGCAACGAGTTGGCGAGCGGCGACTCGGAGAGCCAGCGTCTTGCGCTGTTCCTCGTTCTTCCCTGCGGCTTCCCAACCTGCGCCTTCTTGGAGAAGGACAGAATCGGCTTTCGCAGAAAGGGTGTCTGCATCGGTTTTCGTCTGTGCGGCAACTTTCTTCAACATATCTTCGTAGGCAACCATTGTATCGCTTCCTTGTATTTTCGGGGTATTTTGTGGGGTTATAAGGCTTATGCTCGCCCTCCACCAACGAGCATACGGACGAAGTTATGACGCACCACTTCTTCATCCACACCGTTCAGCAAGTCTCGCTCGGCGGCGATTGCCGCTTCAATGACCTGCATTTTGGATTCTGTTCCAGCGTTGCCTTTTACGGCAAAAGAAAAGCATTCACGGACTTGATGTCGCACCTCGCCGGTGAACAATTTGACTGCATCCTCATACGCCTTCTCAACAAAGCAAAGGCGGAGGAATCGCTTGAAGTCAATTGACGGTGCGGTAAGACTGTCAAGAAACATCTCGCCATCGCGTCGCTTCATGCTGGCAAAGGTCTGCAACGCACCAATGGCGTTTCGCAAATCACCAGCATGTGCTTTTGCGATAACAGTTATCGCAGACTCGTTGACATGGGGAGACTTGGATGCGGAGATTTTGCTCAATTGCTTAATCATGTCAATTTGTGCGATGGGTTGGAAGGTTCGCACTTGACATCGGGATTGAAGCCATCGGGAAACCTTCGGTAATCGGTTGCATGTGAGAATGAAATAACCAGCGGCGTTCTCAATCACGCCCTTCAAGGCGGATTGTGCGTCGTCGGTAAGTTGGTCGGCTTCGTCAAGCAAGAATATTCTTTCCTTAATACCACTACGGGTCATGGGGATGACTGTTTCTTCAACGAAAGCGATACCCCGCTCTCGCTTGGACGAGGCGTTGAACACGACAATTTGCCAACCCAACTCATTCGCAAGCGCATGAGCCACGGAGGTCTTGCCGGTTCCGGGTTCGGGGGAATAGAAGATGTAGTGTTGCATCGGCATATCGCCAACGACAACCTGCATCAATTCGGAAACGATGGCATCTTGGCCGACAACGCCGGACAGATGAACGGGACGAAATTCGGTAGCCCACACCATCATTCTTCCTCCCTGCTGTAATCGGGTTCACGCTTGAATCCGAGCATAGCCCAAAACGCACGACCAAGCATACTCATTGGACAACACCCCAAGCGGCTGATAATTCACAGTAGACGCACGCTCGTTCCTCGGTGGAAACCACATGGTCGTCGCACAGAGGACACAGGCGAAGCCCCTTTTGGCGGAGAACCTTTACGGTGAAATAACGAGCAACGCGCTGAATCACTTTCTTCCCCCCACTTTGATTCTCGTTCCCCAAGAACATTCGGTGCAAGCAACAATCCAATGATTGTATTTCGGCGTGACCTTTAGTCTAAGCGTAAAGGTGGTTGAACCACATTCGGAACACTTCATTTTGCCACGCATGTTCATTCCTCCAAAAAGTCTGCAAGCACCATCTTGTCGTTTCGGTCAGCCGGTGTGTGTTTCCTTCGCTGATTGATGTCGCCTTTCAATGTAGGGATAAAAGGCTTCTCGTCGTCGGCATTGGAGAACCCTTCACCCGTCCAAAAGCGGAGGGATGTGAAGTAGGGAGTCTTGACGGTGGCGCGACGGAAGGATGGGAAGGTGACCATCCATGTCGCCTTCATGCGCTCACCGTTGACGCGGCGCACAGACTCGGCGGTGAAGATGTAGCCGCCGCTGGCGTGATTCGTCTTGTGAATTTCTTTCACGACAAAACCACCGGTTCCCGATGGGAAGGAACGGTTGTCAAATCGTGGTGCTTGGGCTTTGAATTGTGGGACAGTCAACTTCTGTCCGACTTTGTATGGGCTTCGCTTGACAGTCATTGTGAGTCCTCCTTGTAGTCAAAAACAACAATCATGGCTTCGCACCATGCCTGTCGGTTGTCCAAAAGTGTGATTCCATCGTGTCCCACCTTTCGCCCATGTTCGCTCGGTGTGTTGTGTAGAGCCTTACGCAATTCGTGAATGCGGGTTTGGTCTGCTTCGCTCATGCTTCGCATCAATTCTCGCATTTCTCCCATGCTCAAGTCTCGCACCGAAGCATCGTGTTCTTCTTTGGTCAATTTGACGACCTTTTGTTTCTTGGGGCGTGTAGTGTGTCCAGCAAACGAAAGTGCGTTGCTTAATTCTCTCCATGTCATTTTCATTCCTCCTTTGCTTTGTAGTCTTCATGGTCGTGGGGAAGGCGGTGTTGGCGACGAACCATGAGGTTGCGAATCAACTTAGCGACATTCCCTGCCCCTTTCTTGAATCGCTTCTCGCTGGCCTCGTCTGCTACCATAGCGTCATGAAGGTCGTCAAGAGGTATGTTGTTCAACACCTCTTTCAAAACCTCATGTTCAACATGTGGTATGGTCTGCGCCTTGTTTCCCTTGCTCATATATACACATAGGCGGCGGGGTATATAAGCGTTGTGGTAGCGACTAAGACAGCCTTTGGCACGATAAACATTCATCCGAACCTTCGGGGAAAACACGAGTCCGTCCACACCCGCACTTCTGCGAATTCTTTCTTTCGCTCGGAGTCATGGTGGACGGCTCACGCACAAATTGAATGTCGTCTGCTGAAAGAACGATTTCACGGTCGAGGTCATACAAGGCGTGTTGGGACTTGACGCCGATGATGTTCTCTACTGTTTTCTTTCCGACAATAATAATGGCACCGGATTTGCACAACAACGCTGAAAGGGAATGGGGGGAAGGCACCCGTCGGATGCCTTTCGCTTGACCTAAGTGGGTTGCAGTTTCCTCCTTTGTCAACGGCCCGTGTTCCCACAGCACTTCAAGGATTGCGCGACGAATCCTACTGTTCGTTGCGCTCATGGTCATGCTTACCTTTGCACTTAATATAATTGTGCCGAACCTTCATAGGTCATACCACATCAGCGCGTTCATGTCGTGAGGCATGGCCTTTCCTTCGGGCGACTCTTGCCCCGGCAACTCACCACGCCATATCGCCCTTACTTCTTCCCTAATTTTTTCTTGTTCGTTGAAACCCCAACGCAACATGTAGAAGAAAAACCAAACCGGTGTCAACACCCAAAGAAATTCTACAACCATTGGGAAACCTTCTCACGACGCTTCTTGAGCGTGCGCGGCAGGTTATCAACATTGTTCATCCGAACCTCGTTGCGAGTCTCAGCATCGGCGGCGATAATTTCACGCCAATACTTATCCGACCCACGAAACATCGTCGGTCGCTCGTCGGACTTGGCCTTCTTCTTGGGCCACTTGACTTGTTGACGGGACGGTTTGACGCCGTAGACCATGACGGCCTCGGCGTATTCGTTGGGAAGTGTGAACGCCACATCAGCGAGCAAACGCCACAGGTGCATATCGTCCTTTTTGTTTTCCCGTAAAAAGGAAAGAGCAAGCGGGATAGGCATCCCCTCAAACGCTTGGTGGACTCGCTTCCTGTCCGACCAGCGGAACAGGGCGTCCATCTGTCGCTTGTAGTTGGACTTGCCCGCCCGTAGCGACTTGTCAATTATCACGGCTTCCTTAGTCGCTTCCGAGAGCGACGGTAATTTTTCAACGACAATAACCAAGCGATAACCGACAACATCCATCCACCTCTTGATTTCTTTTTCCGTAATCCTTCTCAAGTGAACGATGTAAGTAATGTCTTGGCGGGTCGGAGGATGCACGAAGCCGCC